CTCTTTTTTAGCTGGTGTGGCCACAGCCCTTCCATTAGGAGCTTTTGCATCCATTAACAAAATTCCAGAAATAAATAAGATGCCTGAGGTGGGGGATGGGAAAGAAGCCAGTGTGCCTTTTGTAGATAGTGATAACACCTGTTATCTGTTGGACAAACATGGCGACTTCTTAGCAATAGGAAGTTCTGTGGCAATAACCTTTGACAGACAAATGATTGATGTATCCTCCCTTGAAGATGGATGGAACGATTCAGTACCGGGTCGTATGGAGTGGAATATTGAATTGAATGAGGTCAAGATATTAGAGGAAAAGAAATTGATTAAAAACTTTAAAGATTTTGAAAAATTAGAATGCGTGATTCAAAGAAATGATAATGGTTCAAAAATATTCTATAAAGGAGAAGGATTTGTTATTGATATAAGCTTCGCACCTCTTTCTGATTCATCCATAGTTCTAAAGGGCAGTGGAGCTTTAACATTTGAAAACTAAAACAATGGGAATTAAAATAAACTGGGAAAAGATAATTGGAATAATATTCATAATATTGTTAAGCTTCTTTATAATGTGTGGCTGTATGGAAAAAATAGAAATTCCAGAAGGAGGAAAAATGATTGGAATAAAGGTGGATGATGAAAGAGAAGAATGCTGGTTGCGAATAAGGTATTATGATTCCACAATAAATGATTTCGTTTATGAGTGGGAGGAAATGGAATGGCACCCATGTTTAATGGAACATGCCACAACCCATAGTAAAATTAAATGCCCATAATGGAAAGGAAAAAGAAACCCATATCAAAACATGTAGATGCTATCTTATGCTCAGATATTCATTTAAGAGAAGACACCCCTGTTTGTAGAACAGATGACTTTCCACAAACCCAATGGAGGAAGATGAAATGGTTGCGTGATCTCCAACAAAAATATAATTGCCCTGTTTGGCATGGTGGAGATTTATTTCATCATTGGAAAACCAGCCCAAGCCTATTAACAGCAACCATGAATAATTTACCTAATTTATTTTGTACTGTTTATGGAAACCATGATCTGCCTCAACACAATATACAACTAAGTAGAAAAAGTGGTTTGTACACCTTATGGTTTGCTGAAAAACTTAAAACCTTTTTAGGCACCAACTGGGGTGGAGAGGTGTATGCTGATAGTGGAATAGAAGTAAATGGAAGGAGGATATTGATTTGGCATGTATTTACCTATCAAGGAAAAGAACCATGGCCGGGTTGCACTTCTCCAACAGGAAGTAAATTGTTAAGGAAATATCCACAATTTGATTTAATACTTACTGGAGATAATCACAAGCCCTTTGTGGAAGAGCATAATGGGAGGTTGTTGGTAAATCCGGGATCACTTATGAGACAAAGAGCTTCCGAATCTCATAAGCCCCGGATTTATTTGTACCACTCTTTAGATAACACTGTCACTCCTGTTTATGTTCCTATTGATGAGGGTGTTATAACAATAGAGCATTTAGAAAAGAAGAAACAACGAGATGGGAGGATTGATGCTTTCATAAGTAAGTTGAATGATGACTGGGAAAGCTCTCTGAGTTTTGAAGAAAATTTAAAACGATTTATTGAAAAAAATAAAACAGATAAAAAGGTTGTTGATATTATAATGAACTCAATAAGCATATGATGGAAAATTTAATATGGATTATAGTTATATCCGCTGGATGTGGAGTTATCATGTATGCTTTCTTTATGTGGATATGTACCAAAAGAAGAAGGCACACAGGTTTTGATTCTAATTTAATAGATTACATTGAAAAAAGAAGACATGGAAAGAAAACAAAATAATGCTTCCAAATTACTAGAGTACAAAAAGAAAATTGAAGAAGCCGAAGCCCTTGTTAATGAGCTTAATGGAAAAGCAAAGCATCTAAAAGAGGAGCTTACAAATGTATGGCAATGTTCTACTGTTAAAGAAGCTAAGAACAAGCTGGAGGAAATAAATGAGTCAATTGATACCCTCCAAGAAGAAATTGACAGTGAAATGGAACTGCTTGAAAAAGAATATGACTTATGAACATAACTGAATTAAGGAATAAACTGGAACGATTCAAAGGGCAAAAAGCTCAGGTGCAGAAATCTTTACAGGAAACCAAAGAAGTGCTTACTGCTAAAGAAGATGAACTGGACTTAACTATACAAGCTCGTGAAATCCTAAAACAAGTTGGTTTAAAAACTCAGGAGCAATTACAATACCATATTGGCGATATAACTTCTCTGGCTTTGGGTGCTATCTTTGAAGATGATCCTTATGAATTAAAAGTGTCCTTTGTCCAAAGAAGAAATAAGACAGAATGTGATCTATTGTTTGTGAGGAATGATAATGAAATACGGCCCATAGACTCCTCTGGAGGAGGGGCAGTGGATGTTGCCTCATTTGCCCTACGGGTCGCAAGTTGGAGTATGAAACACCCTAAAACAAGAAACACAATAATACTAGATGAACCCATGAGATTCTTATCTGAGGACCGTCAGGAACAAGCTAGTAAAATCATAAAAGAAATTAGTCAAAAACTAGGAATCCAATTCATAATAATAACACATGAACCTAATCTAGCAATACATGCTGATAAGATTTTTGAAGTTAAGATAAGGAAAGGAGTCAGTAAATTAAATAACAAATAATTATGAATAAATTTGAAATCACATCACCAGACACCAACGAATTAAGCTGGTCTGAATTACCAGCTGGAACTCTTATTACTAATGAACATGATCAATTACTAATGAAACTCAAAAGTGGTTATGATTATACAGTCGTTAGTTTAATTTCTGGCATTGTTCAGCAATACCCGCCATCTGTATTCACAGTTCTACCAAAAGGAACAACCATTAAATTATTGTAGATTATGGCAAGTATGACCGACAGTAAAGATTTCATAACTTGGTTTTTAGATATGTTTAATATTCCTCATAAAGGTTTGCGTATTCGTAAAATAGAAATGAAAGCAGAAGTGAATGATGTAGTCACTCTAAATATCACCTACTTCCTAACTGACCAAACAGATAAGCTGATAACAAAGAAATATAAAGTGCTTGAATTAGAGGAAGATGACAAAGACATTTAAAACTTTTGCCCAGCCAGAGGTTGCTTTTTTCAAACTTAGTACAGGAATGTATTATATTGTTTTGGTGGATGTTACTTCCAAAGGATATACAAAGAAAGTGCCCCAGCTAATAAACATGGCTGGGGCAGGATTTTGTAGATTTGCTTATGCTTTTTTTAAAGAACTTCTTGAGCATAATCTTATTCTAAAAACTCATGTAATGGAAGGTGGAGCAGTATATGTTCCTGCTAAATGCTGTTTGGTAGATTCTGACAATGAATTGATTCTTTTATTTAGCAAAAAGAAGAAGCCCTTCGATAACAACAAGGCTTGTAGGGATAAAAAACCATGGGCTTGTAATCCCTTTCAAAACCCTCTTCCATAAAGGTGGGTCAACTAACTTCTCTAATTCATCTATACAATCTGATAAATCATAACGAAGTTGGGCCATTACAGAATCCTGTAATTGAATGACTCCTTCTAAATGAAGTATGTACATATACCGGGCGGCCAATAGGCTGTCTTTGTCCTCTAATATATGATGGAGGTGCGAAGAAGTTGCTTCACAACTGTCCAATCTTAAAACATCCTTCATTAAAGCTTTCCAATCAATTCCCGTACCTGTCTGACAGATAGCTGTATGCGCTGTCATCACTAATATTATCAACACTATTAATTTTTTCATACCACCATTTTTGCGCTTGTTCATACTTAACAATCTCATCATTTATTTTCTTCTTTAATCGTATGGTATCCAAGGTGTGTTCAATACGTTCTAAACGATATAATTTTTGAATAGAATCCTGAGCAGAGGTTGAAAGCTCTAAACGATGTTCTAAGCGTTTCAACTTAGCTTTTGACCCTTTATACCAGTCTATCCCGTAAAAAGTAAAGACAACTACAATAATGACCAGAAAACCAATAAAAATTTTACTCTTTTTCATTAGTCTGTTCTTTTTTCACCCCAAATCTTTTGAGTGACTTTACCTCCTACAAATACTAACATGAAGGCACCCATACCATACCAATCAATTGTATCACCTTTGCTGGCTCGTATGATTGCTATTATGAAAACTGCTAATCCAGCAAACACTAACATAATTCTCATGGTACTTGATTTTGTACCCTCTTTCCAAAAATCCCAAAATTTACTCATAACATTTATTTTTTAAACCATTTCTTCAAATCTGTTAATAATTAAAGCCAGCTCAGAAGCTAAACATCGTTTCCAATATTCATACTGGATCATGTCTTTTGGATTGTCAATGAATCCGAGTTCTAATAAACACACAGTGCCTTGTTCTCTCATGAGTCCTAATTTACCCCTGTGGGAATCAGTTTCTGTCTTTACTCCTCTGTTTGGAATCTTTAAGATATGTGATGTTTTGTTTACTATCTCTTTAGCAAATGCCTTATCCAATCGGTCAGCGTCATTTCCTATTAAAACAGTACATCCAGAAGCAATCCCATTAAAAGCATCAAAATGGAATTCAATAACAACTGATCCATCTCCTGTTTTAATCCTCCTTAGATAGTCACCCAACCTCTCATCATCCTGATCCATTATTATCTTTTTCGGGATAATGTTTTGTTGGCTCAAACTAACTAATGCTTCATACATTAAATTTCTGAATTCAATAGCTTTGTCACACTCCCTGATACCATCTTTATTGACTGCACCTGAGTCAGGTCTGATCCCCTTGGGATTATGACCCGCACTTAAAAAGATAGTCATTACATAAATGGTTCATAAGTTGTAATAAAAATAATACAGAAACAAGCAAATACAAATAGAAATATTCGCATAGTGGGTTCATTCATTTCCTTCATAAACTTATTAGCAGGGTGGCTATCTACTCCCATCCAAAATCCTTTATATGAATCAGGCTTCCATTTATTTCTAGTGGTGTAATAGAATCCGTCATGAATAGGGATATAGAAGAAAAGACAAGCCAGTGCTTCTAATAAAAAATAATACCAAGGGATGTCCAAGAGTCCTTGAATAACTGAAATAGAAACTAAGAAAAGCAAAAGCAAATTCCTAGCTATATACACAGGGTGCATAAAGTTAACAGCCGCTGTGCTTTTCTTGTTAAGCTTAAAATGATCCAATGTGCCCTCTGTGGTGGCAAAAAGGAAATAAAGACCACAACTACATGTGATCAAAACTAATGATGTTAAAATTGATAAAATCATAACTTTGTTTTTATATGATTGATAAAAAATTTAATGATTCAATTGATGGTTCCGAATCTCTCTTAATTGTGTTTGAACTTTAATTTGGTCTTGCTTCCAAAATTCCATAAAGATTTCATCTTTTTCATTAGACACATTAACATAATATGTTAAAGAATCCAAAGTGCCTTTCATGATAATAAAATTATATTTATCGGCTTTCTCGATTTCCAAATTTGTAATACGCAATGTTTGTAAAGAATCAATAGTGCAATTATTTAATATTGCTTTTCGGTTACTTTCCACAGCTTCTGCTTTCTGTATACTCCATTGGAATTTAGAAATGGCTGATCCAACTAGGATAGATATCAAAACAACAGCTAATTTAACAGTAGCGGATTCAAATATTTTTGTCCATCTAGTTTCTTTTTGGGTTTTAGTTTCCATATAGTTTTTTTGATTAGTTAACTCTTTTTAATGTTCCTGAATCATCCCAAATGGCCCCAGCTGGTAATCCTGAAACACTTGTTGGTACATCCAACAGCACATTGCCATCTTTGTCTATGTTAATTTTGTTATTCAATAATTGTAAATTTTCCACAGCACTACCTAACCCATCACCCCAATCAAAGCTCAATTTGTTTTTCCCTTCAGATACTGTTATGTATGTTCTATATTCTGCCACCTCAAACCATTCACCATTCCAAGAATCTGTTTGGGCTGAAAATACTCCTCCTCCAAACACCCATAACTTACTATTATAATTCAAACTATTCCTAGCCATCATTGTTCCTACAATAGCACCCTGCATCACTGCTCGAGCTTCTCTTTGCCCTGCCAATATTTCCAACACCAATAACTTAGTCATAGAATAGGCTGTACCAGAAGCAGCATGCTTCCAAGCATTGGCTCTGGACCAAGTTACTAAATCAGAAGAAACTTGCATTGCTCCACTATATATTAAATCACCATCCCCTATTATAAGCGCACCATGATCTAAAATATAACTGTTTACAGCATTTCCTCCTCCATCCTTATTGGTGGCAGCAAAGTCAGAATTTTCAAATAACCCATCAGCAGTTTGATATCTTAATTTAAAATCTTGACAAAAATAATCACAGGTGGCTAATCCCTTTAATGTATATGAATTGCCATCAGGAATATCTATGTAATCATCAAAGTCCAATTCAAAAGTAACTTCTCCCGAATCAGGTAAAACAGGAGCTGTAAAAGCAAAAGCTATATTATTTTTTTTGGTTGCCCTTCCTAGTTGGTATGAGTAGATTGTAAAACGTGAAGCTGAGTCTGTAGACCATCCAGATACACCAGTTCTATTATCTCCCAACAAATAGTAATCCGTACCTAAATCACCATCCAATTTAAGTGTTAATTTATAAACAGCTTGGAACAAATCATCTGGGTCACCAGAATCATATACATAATCAATTCGGATCATCCCTCTGAAACTCAATATTCCAGTATCTAATAATTGACCAACAGAAACTGCGGTTTCATAACTAATGGCGGGAGGCAATAAATCAGTTATTGCTTTGTAATTATATTGAGCCAATACTTTTTGTAAAGGAGGATAATGCCTGTTTTGGATAGTAGCTTTTAGAGCTTCAGCGGCTTGTGTTATGGATACACGGAAGTCAGTGGTGGCATTACCTTGTAGTGTACCCGACTTATCAAACACTCTGGTATAACTAGATGTGTCCGCATAGTTATTGATTTGTAGCACGTTAAAACACCCATCTGACTGTATAATTCTAGCACCCCAAGCTTTACAAATCTGCCTCAGGGCTTCCATACAAGAAATTGCTTCATACGTTTCCAATTCCTGATTCTTTTCATTAAATACAGTTGAATAAACTTTACTGTATGCCAATGGGTCTTTTGCTTGAACTCGTGATGGATGAGCACTGTCCCACCAATCTACAGAAGTGAATAAGAAATCATCTGTTGCTCCCCAAAAAGCTTGTAATCCAGTTTTAGCTAAAATCCTATTCAGATGAGTTATAAAAGTAACCGAATCTGTATAAACAGTTCCTGAATTGTCATATGGTATTTCTTCTAATATAGCCAAATCAGTAGCTGTTATTTTAAACCTTCTTGGACGGGGCTCATTAAGTTCTTCAACTAAATCAGTTAACACCCAACCTGCCCAAAACAAATTGTTATTCTTATAAATCAAAATAGCAAATCTTTTTTCATCAGCTCCTAATATATCACTAATTAAAGAGCTGAAAGCCACCGTTTCATTTAAAGCATGTATAACCACTTCTGATCCAAATAGCTCATTAAAACGTTCACTACCTTCTGATGGGTAGTTTATATTGAAGCCCGGTGACTCTGTTTTAAAAGTAGTTGCTGATCCAGTATAGTCAGCATCCCATAAATCAATCCTCCAACGAACTCCTTTTATTTTGCTATAAACAGTGCTAGTATATCTTACATCACTCATATTCTTTTCCTCCGATAATTAGTTCTTTTGGATGCCAAAACAATATCCCTTCCTTCAAGTGCACCTTGTACTAAAATAGTCAGTTCTTGCTTTTCTGTATTTCCTTTCAATGCATTAGGAGCAAATATATCACTACCCATAGTAACACCACCCAAGTCTACATTCCTCAAAGCCATCTTTAAGAAATAACCCATTTTTTCAAAAGGCACTATTGCTTCCTTTCCACTTGGGTTGTCACCCACTGTTGCCAGAGTCCTTCCTTTCACCATTCCTCCTTCAGCGAAGGAAGAAGAACTGATCGCAGCGACCTGAGCAGCCGTGGTGGCTACTGATGCGGCAATTAGTACAGCGGTCATGACCCCAAAATCTGCTTTTGGAACAGTTGCTAATATATTCGTAATTGCTAATGCTCCATTTATTAAAGCTTGAGCAATTTTCATCTTCTTATCTTTTTCAAAATACTTTTTATTGATAGCTTCCTTTTTCTTTTCATCATCACCTGCAGCAGTCAACTCCTTTTGTCGATTGGCTTCTTCCAAAGTAGCTAAAGCATCTAATGCTTGGGATGATAATTGAAATACTTTTTGAACTATTTTCCATTTTTTATCAGCATCCTCCTCAGCATCTGCTTGATCCTTTGCCCTTTTATCTTTTAGCCACTTATAAAAATCGGTGTACCCACTCTTCTGGTATTCTAACCATAAATCAAATCCATGTGTCTTAATTAGGAAATCATTTTCAGCAATCTTAATGTCTTCTTGGATTTGCTTATCTTTTAAAGCTCTTTCTTTTTCGGCTTGAGCTTCTATCAATTTGAACTCATTATCCATCTGTTCGGAATGAAGCTCCATCATATTCTCAATGTGCTCTTCTCTTAACAGCTTTTTGTACTCTTCATTATCTCCAGCCAATTCAAGCTCTCTTTCATAACGAGCTCTTTCCATAGATTCAGCAAGTTCCAATCCTTCTTTACCAAGCTTGGCTTTCAACTGATTTATTTTCCTTTGTATTTCAGCTGCGGCTTCAATCTCTTCCTCTGATAAAACAACTTTACCTTCTCCAATTGGTACATCCCCATCTGGTGTAGTTGGTGTAGTTGGTGCTATTATATTCTTTATAAAACCCTTGTAAGCATCCTCTATTTGATTGACTTCTCTATTGGCTAATGCCGCTGATGCGCTTATATTAGAAAATGCCATTATCAAAGTTTGCATATCTATACCAGACACATCAGCAATTTCTTGCATAGACTTTGTAAAACCACCTATTGTAAAATCAGTTTTAACAAGTTCCTCATAATCTTTAAAAGCTGATTTCAAAACATTATTAGCAATCCCTGTTATTGATTCTAATTTGGAATATTCATCTAACTGAGTTTTGATAGACTTGGAAAGGACATCATTGATTTTGGCAGATTGTGTTTTAAGAGCTATTTCAGAAATCAAACCATCAATAACTAGGTTACGGGCTTCTTGTATATCATCCAAGGTAGATTTCTCAGTGAGCATATTCTCTAAGTACCCGCCATACTTTTCATTTATCTGCCCCAATATATCTCTATGTAAAGCACTACCTTTATTTGTCTGCTCTAATTGATTGAAAAGTTTAGTTGCCTCGGCAGTTCCTTCTCCTATAAGTTCATTAAATTCAGATTGTGAATCACTTACTTCTTTTTGGACAACAGCTGTTCCTTTCAAAGCTCTTTTGTAAGCTATAAATGCAGCAACCAAAGTAGCTAACACAGCGGCCATAGCCATCATAGGATTTCCAGCCATTGCTACCTTCTGCAGATTCATAGCTGTGGTCACTTTCTTTATAGAAGGAAGTAACACACCATAAAGATTTATCATCTTCCCAATAGATGAGGCCATTGCTCCCATTATTAGTAGTACAGGACCAGCCCCTGCAGCAATCGCTGCCCATTTAACAATATTCTTTTTCTGTTCATCAGATAATGCTCCAAACCATTTAGCTGTCTTTTCAAGCTTCTTTGTTATGTTTCCTAGTATATCTGATACTGGACCTTTCAAAGCATCCCCAAATTCTACTAAGGTTGTTTGAGCAGCGGCAATAGATTGATCTAATTTAAATTGAGCAGTTTCACTAGCTGATTCAAAAGCCCTATCCAATGAACCTGTTGTTTGTGTCAAAGCATCAAAGATGGCTATATTATCAGCGGCATTACTGCCCATAAGGTCAAGCACTCCAGATAAAGCTCTAATATTAGGAAATACATTTGCTATGGTTTGTTCACCCCACTCGGCTTGTAGTTCCTTAACATCAGTCAAGGCGGCAATCAATCCATCTTCTCTCAATGTCTTTCTTAATTCAGAGGAGCTGGTGCCCATCATTTGTAAAGCATCTTCAGCTTGTTGGGTTGGCTTGAGCATAGCCATCATAATATTCTTCAATTGCATAGAAGCTGTAGTGGCACTTGTTCCTGTTCTGGTCATAGCAGCAACAGCTGCCCCAACTTGATCAAAACTTACGGACATAGCACTAGCAATAGGAAGGACTTGCCCCAATGCCGCGGCTAGGTCAGGTGCCTCAGCTTTACCCTCTCTAACAGCGGCAACTAGGATATCAGTGGCAGTGGCGGCATTTAAGTTTTCTTTGCCATAAGCATTCATTGCTGAAGTGACTAAATCAGCCACCACCTTTGTTTCTCCTAATCCTGAGGCAGAAGCTTTGGCTGACATTTCTAGCACCTCCATTGCCTCTGCTCCTTTTATACCTGCTGATGTTATAAAGAAGAGGGCATCGGCAAGTTCTTTTGGCCCTCTTCCTACAGCCACAGACATATTCAAAATGTCCTTTTCCCAAGCTTGAACTTGTTCACGGGCCACTCCTACTAATCCAATGACCTTATCTAAGGAAGCTTCAAAATCCTTCTGCATCTTATAAGCTCCAGCCCCAATTGCTAACAAGGACAGAGTAAAAGCAACAGACATCATTTTACCAGCTTTAGACATCGTCTTTCCGGCTGTCATCATAGACGCTGATACTTTAGCCATCTGTGTCTGCATCTGCGTTGTAGCTCCTTTAAACTGTGCCTGAGCTTTACCCAAGGAAGAGGAAAAGGCAGTTGTGTCTAATCCTAATCCAGCTAACAGTTCACCAACAAATTTATTTGACATTATTTCTTACGTTTAAACTTTTTACCTGCCCAAGCATACAAAATCTTTTTCTGCTCTTCTAAGGTTTGGGGCTTCTTCTTCTCAACAGCTTTCTTATCCCATGGCAATGGTGCTAACTTTTCGGAAATCTTAGTGCCTTTTTTAAGAGGACGGCCATTCATTGCTAGCATATTAAGTATGTGCCAACGGAAGCCTTCCATCATATCTTTAAAAGTCAACTGACTCCTTTGGGTATGATCCTTCATAGCATAGTGAAATTCTAACGGTGTCAAATCATAGAATCCTGTTATTGGAATCTTCAAACGACTAATAGCTACACCACTAAGGTATTCCAAATCCGTTATTTTTTCTTTTCCTCCTGAGCTGTCATACTCGGCATCATTGCCATCAACTTTTTTTCATCAAGTCCGGGAAAGAACTCAGGAATCAAAGCCAAAAAATCAAAGAACACAAAGTCCATTATGTCTTCCATATCCTCCTTTTCAAAAGGCATGGAAAGCTCAATCATTTTATATCCTCTTTTAAGGGCATAATATAACATGAGCTCATATGAACCAAAATCATCAGAAGCCAAATCACCCACTTCTTTTCCAGCTTCTTCTTTTAACATTTTCAAAACATAATAAGATACACGGACTGGGTGTTTCTTTTCTCCTGTTTTTTCTCCTTTATTATTGTACTCGGGTATTGTTATAAATCTTAACATTTTTTTTGTTTTTAAAAATTCATGATTAGAATTAACTCCCATCCTATGCAATGGAAGATAAGCCACCTGATGATAAAGTGATTTGACCGCTTATCTTGATAGATATATCAGTCATAATTTTATCATCCATAGCTATGTTCATTGGTAACTCAGTGATGAGTCCTTCAAAATCTAATGCCGTAGCATCATCATCTGGTAATAAAATCTGATAATTCTGCAATGTATCATCTTCAAAATCATCTTTCATGATCTCATATGTATCCCTTCGGAATATCATAGAAAGCTCAATGCTCCCTCCATCACGAAGACTTCCGATAAATTCACGGTACCCTCCTGTTGAATCAAAAGATGTTACGTCTATGGTCTCACGGCTCATACCCGGACCACTGATTGAAATAATTTCTGCAATTGTTGCCCATACTCCTACTGACGCTGAATCATCCCAACGTTTGAATATAGTTCCAATTCCGGAAACAGCTTGACTAGTCATAATTCATTTCCTCCTTTTAAATTTTAATTTTTTGTAATTCGAAATTTGTTACTAAACGTATTCTGTTATTCTCATCCCAGTCCAATTGGAATGGAGAGTTTGAACAACGAATCACGGTAAACTTAACATCATTGATTTCCTCATTTCCTTTATTGTGAAGGAAGTCAACAATATCATTTATCAATTCCCAAGCACTAGCTTGTGAGTTATCTCTAACACGTATTTGAATATTGCCTCTATAATACTCATCACCCTTGGTAGGCATTAAATCTACCTGTCCACCGGGGGTGTCAAAAATTGTAACACAATCATCTGGACTGGATGGTTCTTTTGCTATAAATAAATTAGTGGCAAAAGATAAGCCCAATGAGCTTTCACCTTCCAACAGGTCTTTAATATCCTCAGAATTGCTATTCATCTTTTTGTCATATTATTTTTTATCAAAATCAATACCTGCTTTTTATTCCTTTCCCAAGCGGCCTCAAAGAACTTAGCACCTGCCCCGGGCCGCCCATGTGTCTTTTTTGTTTTAATATCTGTATAGTGAAATTTAGCTCCTACATTCTCATGAACATATATAGCATAATTAGCACTGAAACCTAGTATAACACTTGCCCTGCCTGAACCTACTGCTAATTGTTTACTATTGCTAACCACCGTAGAATGTCCTGATGCCATTTCTGATGCTTCTTCTCCTTTAAAATTAGGTGACCCACCCACTTTGCTTTCTCCTCTGGATGTCACCACAAAAAAGGAAGCTCTTAAATTGCCTAAATCAATTGGTACTTTTGGAGATGTATTTTCCATATCTGTACGAATTAAAATAGCGGCATCAATCATACCCTCCATGGCATCACCTTTCATCTTGACCAATTGCTTATTGATATTAGCAACCACCTGATCCATTCCCTTTATTGTAAAGTGACCTTTCATAATACATATGCCTCCCGTACAAATTCAGTTGTTGATTTAAATAATGGCACCTTTTCCACTTTGATAATCTCTCTGGCTCCATCCACCTCTAAAGGATTGTCGGGGTCAGAGCTTAAATCATC